GTGCTTCAGCTTCATAACAACTTAGTGAGTAAGCTGTCATACCTGACCTTTGAATATGTGTAGCTGCTGATACAATAATGTCATCAGGAGTACCATCTGCATCTGTATCAATATTTGTTGCAATAAAGATATTTCTTTTACCTACAATAGTTGAGCTATCAACAGAAATACCAGTTTCATAATCAAATACACCAAATGTTCCCAATGGATTAGTAAGCAAGTCAGTCACAGGTTTACCAGCTGCTAATACATCAGCATCACCATCTTGACCAACAAGCACTTGAAAAACAGGATTATTTGCACTCATTTTTTAATTTAAATTTTAATTGTTCAAAAGATTAATTTTGTCTTGTTTAATTTGATAATCAGGTATTTGAATTTGCCCTGTGGCAATCAAAACTGCTAAGTCTACAATTTCTCTATGAGTATGTTCAGGTAACTCACAATTCTGAAATCCTACTAAAGGAGTTCCATTTGGTAAATTATAAGTTCCCCCTACATAGTCTTGAGCATTCTGTATATAAGCAGGCTTCTTAAGATAATTAAACTCACATATAGATTCTACAATAAAGGTTCCATCAGTAAATACTCTAAGTCCATTTTTAAAAAATCTAACACTCACTTCTCTCCACTCAAATGAACTTGAATCAAAAGGAGATTCTTCATGCAAGTCATCATGTTGTTTAACATATAATCTTGCTCTTTGATTTTCACATTCTCCTTTTGTGATACAGGCATAGCCTGAAATAAAAAACATATAGTCAGCAGGTAATGCAGCTTGATATGAATTGTCCTGCGTATTAAAATTTGAAATAACCAAAGGGGTTAGACTATCTACAACAATAGTTCTTACATCATCTATACTCCTTTGGTTTACTTCAAATCCATATCCATTTTTAATGCGAGGTTGAGCAATTTTCTTAATAAATACTTCTTGTGCTTCATTAAGCAGCCAGTCAATTTCAGGAACTCTAAGGTTTCTAAATTGCTGTGAATCTACTTTATTAAGTTTGACTTTTAAGTCATAATGCATTGCTCTAACATCCATGATTTAAATCTAATTAAGTTTCTCAAGGATTCTTGCTTTGATTTCCTGATTCTGAGGATTAGTGAAATACTCAGTAACATCATCAATGCTGTGTCCAAGAATGTCTGACATATAATAAATACCACTACCTTCTTTGGTAAGTATATTTTTATATAATGCTTCTACTACCATTCCTTTTATATACAAGTAATTCTTATCAGCTTTAGAAAGTTTCAATAAGTCATTGATAAACTCTCCTTCTATAATCTCACCAATCTTAACATCTATGTATTCATTAGATTGTTTTCTTACTGATGTATCAAGAATAATCTGTATAAGAGCTACTTTTTGTTCCTTAGTAAGTTTGTCAACAATTTTATATGCTTCCTTTTTCTTATTAAGTCTGTGAGCTTCAATTTCAATGTGTTCACCTTCATCATAAAGAATGTGAGTTGCTAATGGCCACATTCCATCTTGATATTCCTTTTCTGAATTAGCTACAAATGGTGAAGCTTTATAATTCTTTACTCTAATAAAATCCAATGGTTTAGTAATGTCAAGGATTAGAGTGCTATTAGGAAATTTAAGATGAGCAGTTTTAGTACTCCAATATGGATGTGGTTGATTAGGATTAAAAGTATCACTTAAGTCTACTCCCATCAATCCACCATACTGTTTAATTTCTTCTTCTGAAAGTCCAGTATCATATCTACCTGTTTGAGCATTATATAATACTTGTGAACTGTGTTCTTGGGTAAATGAATCTTTACCTGTTTTTCCATGCCATTTCTTTATTTCAATTGGCCTAATTTCTACAATGTTTGCATTTCTCATAATTTACTTTTTAAATATTTCAATTTAATTATTTACTTATAAATAAAAGGGGAGGGATGCTCCCCTTTTATTAAAACTATTTATGACAACTAAGAACGAGAAAGTATCAATTCTCCACAACGAGATACGTCTTCAATGTGTACACCACATTGGTCTTTAACGTGCATCTCATAGTAGTCACCAGAGTGAGAAGCAAGTTTGTTGTTAACTGGACCATAAGGAGTAACAAGACCTGCTGTATAAATCAATGACATACCACCTTTCTTCTTAATACGTTTGATGTTAGATTGCTGTCCTTGTCCTGAGAAATCAAGGAAAGTAAAACGCATAGATTCAGTAGGATAACCTGTAACTGGGTCAATCTCAAAGTTGATTTCACGGTCATCATACAATGGATTGTGAATCAATTCAAGTTCAGCACCATTGGCCATTCTATACTTAACAAACTGATAACCAGCAGCAAGAGCTTGCTCATTATAATCAGAAGAAGTTTTGTTAATGAACAATTGGTCAACAACTTGAATGAAACCTTTTTTCTCCATCCAATCTTGGATAGCACGATGGAAGATAATCATACCATATTCACCTGTGTATGCTTTGATTTTACGTTGTCCACCAGGTTTAACACGAGAGTAGAAAATGTCCATCAAGTACTCTTCAATTAGAGTAGCAGTAAGATGAGTATAACGATGAATGTGAGAATCTTCCAATTGCTCTTGAATACCAGGGCCTGAATAGATAGGTCTACCATTGGCACCAAGTACAGAATCTGTACTACGAGAATACCAATAACCTCTTTCAAGTTCCTTGTACCATTGTTGCCAGTATTCTACTTCAGCATACTTAATCCAAGTATCATGCATTTTACCATTTGGATCTGGTACTTTAACTGCAAGAACTTGATTGTGTGCATCACCTGTTACTTGATATTTTTTACGGAAACGAGAAAGTCTGTTCTTCAAAGTAATAGGAAGTGAGTATTGAGTTGAACCACTCTGTTCACCTGCTTCTTCATACTGAGAGAATAGTTTTGCCCATTGAGTACCAGGAGTAAGATAAGTCAAAGGAAGAAAGTCAGCAGCATTGTCAGTCATTAGACGTACTGTATAAATCCAACCTTTACCATGTCTGTATGGTTCTTCTTGTACACGAACTTGATACTTTTTGTTAGTAGTACCAGGGTGAAGAACATCACCTGGAACAAACCAGTTTTCATCAAGTTTAATTTTGAAGTTTTGTTTGAGTTTACCAGGAGTTGTATTAGCTACAGCTTCTACGTTTTCAACTACAACAAGTGGTCTTGTCATACCTGTTCTCAATCCCCATTCCCATTCATTAGAAGTAATCTCTTCTTCTTTACCCATCATAGATAGGATATAAGTCATAGGATTATCTGAATAACGAGTGGCTGAAAACAACCTTGTCATTACTGATTCAAATACATGTGGCTTTGCAATAAGAGCAGCACCCAAGTGATTGAGGTCTGTCATATTAGCATGCCAAGGCATCTGTTTAGTTACTAACTTATTATTTAATTGTGCCATTTTTTAAAATTTACTTTTTTGTTTTAATTAAAAATAATCTGCCAAACCTTTATTGCGAGAACCTTTATTGCCGATAGGAGAAACTTTGCTATTTGTAAGCTTAGATTTTGTTTCTCTAATTATTTCTGTCTTTGCTTTTTCCTTTAAATCAGTTAAGTCAAAATCATTACTGATAAGTTTAGCAAGTAAAATAGTCTTTTCTTTATCTTTAAATACTTGCTGTAAATCATTTTGAAACTGAGTAAGGTATTGATTTTCTGAAACTTTAACAGAAGCTCTTGTCATATACCCATGAAGTACTTTCTTATCTTTCTGAGTAATACTCCAATCTTTAATATTATCAGCATCATCAATTAAACCTTTTAATTCTTTAACATACTGCTTTCTTTGTTCTTCTTGTTGTAACTGATAATACTGTTGCTTCTTAATTGCTTCCTCTCTATTCTGCTCAATCTCTTCTTCTACATTTTCATGATACTTTTGAGCATACTTAGAAAGCTTACCTGTTTCTTTTAAAAACTCAATCTTATCATCTATATCTTCATCATCTAAATCTTCATAAGCCTTATAATAATACTTTAAAAACTTTTCTTCAGATTTAGAATCTCCTCTTGTAGGAGTTGGTATTTGAGAAACTTCACTATAAAATTTAAAAAACTGTTTAGTGTCACCACCTTCTTTTTTAAACTTTAAGAATGCTTTTGCATCATCATCTAAGTCATCCATAAAAGCTTTAATGGTTTCATCTAAACCTGCTTCTATTTCCTGCTCAATAACATCAGCAAATGTTTCTTCATTAAATTCAGTTTCATCTTCAACATCAATTGATATAACTCCTTTTTCTTTAAGTAGTTTATATACATTTGAATATGATGACTTTGATTGTGAAACCTCTTCTTCATCTTCATCAAAAAAAACTTCTTTTTCCTTTTCAGGTTCAGTAACTTTCTTATCATCAAGATTTACAGGTTCATCATCATCGTCATCTTCAACCTGTTTTAATTTTGATATAGGTTTTTCCTGTGTTTCAGTTTCTTTAATTTCAGGTGTAATTCCAAAAAAATCTTCTGAATTATCCCAAGAGAAATTCATAAGACTACTTTCCAATTCTTGTTCTTTACTTAGTTCTTTACTCATAACGATACAAATTTAAGATTTAAAATGAAGTTTTTTTAAGATTTATTCTTAAGTTTTAAAATGTTATCTAATTGCCTTTTTTGTTAAGCTTTTTCTTTTCCAATTCTATTTTCTCTTTATCCATTTGTTTTTGATGTTGAAACTCTTGCTCATTCAAATCTTGTTTCTTCATTTTAATTTGAGCTTCCATTCCTTTTCTTGCTACTTCCATTACATCAGGTTCTCCATCTTTATCTAAGTCTTTATCCATTGAGAATCCCATAGACAAGATAGTTTGTTTTTGTATTTCTCTTTCTGTCTTCATCTTCTCAAGCATTACTTCAGTTTCTCTTTCAAACATCATCTTATCTTTTTCTGCCTGTACCATTTGTTGCTGCATCTCTTGTTGTTTCTGTAACTGTTGCATTTGCTGTTGTTGCATCTCTTCTCTTTTCTTAGATTCAGAAGACAATAACATTTCTTCAGCTTCTTGGATTCCTTCTGCTCTAATAACTTTAATTACATCTGACAAATCTAATTTAGCTGCCTGCATTGCTGCATGTGCAAGTTGACCTACAAGTTCTTTAGCTTCATGTGCTTTAGATGAGTTAGAAACAAAGATACCATAAGTTGAGTTATCTAACAAGTCTGCATCTATAGTTAAAAGTTGTCTTGAAAAATCATCTAATATATAATTCAACTTTTGATTACCCTTTTCAGTATAAGCTACCTTAGCAGTTTCAATAAGTCTTTGTAGTACATTTCTCTTAACATAGTTATGCAATTCAAATACAGGTTCTAATATATGTGAACTCTGTACCATAGTTTGTTTAGTATTTGTAACTGCAGCATTAGGACCAATCTGACCTTCAGCTTCAGGTGGAATACCAATAGATAACCCTGCTCTCCTTTCAATATATTCTGCTAAGTTAATATATTTCTGAATATCAGATGCTAAAGACATATCTATTTCTTTAACAGCATTAGGTATAGAGTAGTCACCTTTATTACCTTCTTCATTAGGATTCATAAATCCTATCTTAGAACTCTCTAAAAAGTATAACCACTTCTCAGTATCTATACCAGCAGATTCAGGTATCATTCCAATGTTCATCATAAGGAGTTTACCTTTATCAGATGCCATAAGAAGTTCTATCCTATACATTATAATATTGTAGTAATACTGATAAGCTTTAATCCTATCAATAAAAGAAGTAGGAAGAGAATTGGTGGCATCCATAATAGCACCAATGTAAGGAAGCTTACAATAGTACAGATTATTTAAATCTTTAAACTGTCCTGCTACTGGACCCATATTTACATAAATATCTACACCAATCTTATATCCCTCATATACTTCAGGAATCCATTCCCAAGATATAGATATATCTCCTTGTTCTCTATTAACAGAATAACCTTCATCTACTAACCTTTCCTGTACTTCACCATTCTGGTCTGTAAATGTAAGAAATCCTATCTTTCTTAAAGCTTTCCATGTAGCATGAATTACTCTTACAGTCCAACCTTCATCTTCTTTATTAATATTAAAAGTAAATGCAGAGTCAGTAACGTGATTAGCACTTTGAGTATAGATAGAATATATCTTATCAATTTCATCAGTAGTTAACTGGTCACCAAAGTGTGATATTACAGTAGAGGGAGAAAGTCTGTAAACACATACTGCCCATTCACCATCTTCAATAAATTCAGTATCAGGTGATTTATCATAGTCAAAATAAAGTGGATTAACTGTTGACATTGCAGGTTCACCATTAAGAATACCTACCCAAAATATTTCTTTTGCTGAAATACACAAATGCTTAAATCCTTGATTAAACTTAGTAGGTATATTTTCCTTGTGTATCATGTACTCAAGTAGTTGATGAGCAAGTGCTTCAGCTGGGTCTTGATGTTCTCTCTCCATATACTTTCTAATCTCTGGAGGAGTCATAGTTTGTAACTCTTGTTCTACCTGTTGTTGTATCTGTTGCATTTGTTCAGGAGTAGGTAACTCTGCCATCTTCTGTTGTTCCAATCCTGCTCTGATTGGTTTCATTATTTCAGCCATTACATATTCCTGTATCATCTTAAACTCTTCTTGCTCTCTTCTTGTAGTAGCTTCTTCATTTACTGCCATTACTTTCCAAGCAAAAGGTCTTTTCATTTCCATACCTAAGAGTACTTTAATCTTAGGAGAAGTAATATCTCTATTTACAAAGTTAGCAGGTAGCTCTCCACTCTGTGCACCAAATGGTCTAACTACATATTCAAAATCCCTTATGTTCAACATGTTATTAAACATATCATAATTAACTTTCATCCTCTTATAATCTGATACACCATTAGTATCAAATGAGTCAAAACCATAACCATTAAAACCTACTTGTGAGAATGACCTCTTATCTAAGAAGTCTATATTTTGTTTGTACCAGGATTTACCATCAACATTCTTTTGACCTCTTGTCAATCTATGTTTAGGCATGCCCTTACTAAAATTACCATCAGTACTATGTATCATTGTAGTTGTGTTTGATTATTTTTAAACCATGATTTATAATTATCTAAAAGATATTTTGCTGCTTTATTTTTTTCTGTTTTATCCGAATACTGCTTTTCTCCCTCTTCTTCTATTTGAAACATAATCATCATAAATGCCATTACTCGGTCAAAGTTTCCTTTCTTATTAAACTGTATCAATTCTTCTATCAATCCTGGGTCTTCAATAGTATCTAAGTTTAATACTACATTTCCATTCTCATCTACATCTCTTTCTTGAAGTAGCCATTGTTTAATATACTTAGCACCTGCATCCTTGAGGTCACTATTCATGTGAATACCATACACCCTTGATACTCTTGAGTTTTTGATACTCTTAGATATAACAGCATCAGGTTGTGCAGCTAATAAGTGTAACTTTCTTTTCTTTTCAAAATATCCTTTAACATCTCTAATCATATTCTCATGCATTATCTCTGCACTATATAATTCTGCTAATAATTCTACAATCCTATGAGTATCATCTACTGTTTTCATTCTACCTACATAAGCTGCTACTATCTTATTCCTTGTAAATGAAAACACAGCATTACTCTTATATACATACACAGCACCTAATGATACACCTCCACTTTGGTCTTGTTGATAAGGGTCATATCCTATCTTGTAAAGTCCTTTAGGAGCATTAGGTATTGGATATTCAAATATAACTGGTGCACCACTTAAATCAGTAATCTTAGGTTTATAATCCCAAACAGGTTGTAACTCATTCTTTAAATCAGGTAATGCTTTAACTTTACCATCTTCTCCTCTTATAAGATTAACTGCTTGTCCTTTCTTAAAGTGCAATTGTTCTCTTTCTATAATATCTTTTCTTCTTCTAAGTTCAGTAATAGGAAAGTCATTAGTAGATACAGTTAAAAAAGCTTCACTTGGTTTTAATGGATATTCCTGTACTCTACCTTGTATAACTCCTACACCATTAGCTGAGTTCTTTATAATAATCTCTCTCTGATTAGTTTCAAAATCAATAGCTTCTTGTGTAGCAGAATTACCTTGCTTATCATAAAAACCATCCATATTCCAAAACACAGGATGAAAGAATCCACACTTAGTATTATCTGCATTGTCATCCCATATATTTGTGAATGGCATCAAGTTAAAAGTAAGTGGGTCATAAAACATTTCAGCAAAATCTACTGTACCACTTTCCATATCACCACCTGTACCAAATATAAGTATCTGTCCTGTTACATATTTACCTGACCTAAGTGTAGGTTCAGTAGCACTATATGAATCCTTTAAATTAGGAAACTTACCTGCTTCCTCAAACAATACATAAACAGAGTCTTTACCACGAGCAGCATCTGGATTATCTTTAAATGTAATTGCCATTACTTGTGAAGCATAACCTTTCTCAATAGCTACACCATTCAATACTTCTTTAAAAGATGCTTTTCTATATTCTTGCTTATCAATAAAATCTCTATTCTTTCTCCAACCAGTATGCTCATTTAAAAAGTTCATATAGTCAGTAGCCATACCCATTGTACCATTAGGATATAAATACTTCTTATCAAATGCACCAATAATAGATAAAGAGTTTCTTGTATTATTATACTTATTAACTACCTTAGATGCATTCTTAAATGAGTAACCTTTCCTTCGGGATTTACCTACAATCATGTGTCTTCCACCATCCAAATACTCTTCTTGAATACTAACACTTAACTGTAGTTTATCTAACTCTTTTTTGGTGAGTCCATTATAAGCTATTTCAGTTGCCCAATAATAGTTATAATCACCATCCCAAAAGTCAGGAAATCCTTCTATCTTTTTAGCTTTCTTACCTGCTGCATTTTTCTCTACCCTCAAGATAGGACAAAAGTTCAGATAAAAATAATGGTCACCTGTTATCTTAACTCCACCTACTGTGTAACCTTCAATAGTTCTTCTAAGTTGTTCTTCCCAATACATTTGCC